ATAATAGCAGCTAAAGTTCTTGATAATAGTTTAGATGTTTCAGTTGTATATGGATTAAATTGATATGGTCCTAATAACTGTCTATCCATATAGTCTGGAACTAATGGTCTATTTCTGAATATACTATAGTTAGTTGCTTGTTCTATAGGAGGAACTAATATTGTTGGTAAAGGATTAAAGTTTCTTAATTGAGTACCAACAAATTCTGTAATAAATCTTGCTAAATCATTTTTTGCATTAGCATCATTTTTAACCCACCAATCTAAAAATTGTTCTGTTCCTGTACCAAAAACAACACCAACATCAAAAGGTTTAGGTATTCTATAAGGAGTGTCTCCTACAACAACCACCCAATAATTATCTTTTACCCATTGTGGTTGTCTTTGATAAATTTCATTATCTCTATTTGCAAACCAAAAATAAGCAGAAGGAAGTATTACACTTGCCGTAATTATTGTCATTGATCTACCAAATCTTTGTGTTAGAGCATCATAAATTTTTACATAACCTTGAACTCTTGAATTATAAAAAGCAGAAACTTGATTTAATCCTTTCATGTATGCACCCATTTTTGCGTAATCTATTGTAATATCTCTTGATTCAAATCCAGCTCTCTCTATTTGTTCTCTATTTGTTAATCCTTCTTTACCTGCTTTTTTATAAGCCTTTTGAAATTCACCTAATCTAGTTATGTTTTCACCAATTTCTGATAAAGTTCTTAATACTTCTATCGGATTAAAAATTTTATTTCTTATTTGTTGTCCGTTTAACATTCTAAATGCACCTTTATCTCTAACTACTCTATCTAAAGAAATTAGTGTTGATTGCATACCACCTGATTTTTCCCAATCTTCCATAATTTTTTTAGCTTTTTTATTAAATCCTGTTTTACCAAGAAACATTGTTAATGCTCCTTCTAATGAACTCCAAACAGGTATAAATCCGCTTTTACTAAATATAGGTGCTAACACTGTGTCTCTCTTTATATTTGAAAATACAAAGTCAGGAGATGTGGTTGCACCTGCACGAAGAAGTCTAGCAGGAGTTCCAATAGCTCTTATAACCATTCCCATTTCTGTTGGATTAAATTCTGACAAAGCATCAGCTAATTCTTTTCCAACATCCCAAACTTCAAACTTACCATTACGATATACTGTAACTGAAGAACCATCAGGTTTTACAAATGACTTTCTAAATACTTTAAAATTTTCAATAGCAACATCATTAATAGCAGATGGATCATCTAATACTTTTTCTAATTCTTTTCTTTCTATCTTTGTTTGTTTTGTTTCTATTTTTTTATTAATATCTGAAAATGAAGATTTATTTTTTTCTACAAAATCAAAAAATTTAATTAAAGCATTATTTCTTTCAGCTAATTTTACAATTTTAAAAGTATTAGAGTATATAGTTTCAATAGGATCAAATACACTAAGCTCTTTATCACCTTTAACTCTTTTAAATGGATTTGATACTCCACCATACTTAGAAGGTTTTTCTCCTTTTACAGTTTCTAAAACTCTTGCAAATGGAACATAACTTTTATTAGCTTCTACCATTGCATCAAATGCTTGTTTGTCTATTAATTTTAAATCTCTTGCATACTCAAGAAGCTGTCTATTATAAATATCTATTTCTTTTGCAATAGGATTATATTTATCTTTTAAAATTTGTATTGTTTCTTTTGCTGCTTGTGAATCAAAAGGATGTTTAAAACCTCTTCTGTCGTATTCTAAAGCTCTTCTTGCAATAAGATAAGCATTAAGTTCTGCATATTGTTTTTTTAAACCTTGTTCATTTAATTTTTTATTTGAAAATCCTAATTTACTTAAAGGAACTTCTGCATTTTCAAATTTTAATGGTTCTAAAACTTGTTTCAAAGATTTACCTCTGTTTTCAAGATTTACTGTTTGAGTTGCTCTATCAATAAAAGTACCACCTCTATTAGTCATACCAACCAATATTCTAAATTGTTCATAAACATTTAATTGACCTGTAGTATTTTTAGTGTCCTCAACCCTTCTAACCATTCTTAAAACAGGATGTAATCTATCTATAAATAATCTTGTTAAAGTATCTTTTACATTTTGTACGTCTTTTGGTTTTTCAAATTTAGTTTTAGATAATATTAACTTTACAGCTTCAGGAAACTCTAAACCTTTTAAAAATTTTTCATCAAGTTTTATTTTTTGACCCGTAATATCTTCCACTGTTCTTTTAATAGCTCTTGGTATTTCTAAATTTTTGCTTGCTAAATCTTGCTTGACAGATTTATCTAATTTATAATCCGCAGCTAAATCTACTGCATCACGATTAGTTTTTTTAATTATATTAGGAATTTTTTTAGCTCCTCTCTCACCTAAGCCAAATGCACCAAATAAAATTACAGAATCTATTAGCTGATCTTTACTTGGTAATTCTCTTTCTATAATTGCACCTGATCCCTCAAAACCTGCGACTCTTCCTATTAGTTGTGGTAAAAATTTATTACTTAATCCACCAAGTTTAGCAGCAGCAGTTAGTTGTACACCTTCTTTTAATCCTGCTTTTATTCCTTCGTTTCTAAAAATTTCCCAAAAGTTATTCCAATTTGCAACTTGACCTTTCTCTCTCATTTCTAAATATGTTTCTCTAATACTTCCCACCACAAGTCCTGATGTAAAAATACTAGCGTTAGGTGAACGAGTAGCAAACAAAGATGCACCACCAACACCAAAGTATAAAGGTAAATCTTTTACAATTCTTGCTGCATTGGTAATATTTCTTTCAAGAAAACCTGTGTCTTGAAAATCAACATTAAAATATTTACCATCTTCTTTTGTGCCATCAATATTTGGTATTCCATGAGCTTCTTGTATTAAATCAACAACACCTGAGTTCCAACCAGCTTTTATTCTTTCTCCTATATTATCTAATTTTTCTCCTACAGCAGCTTCTAATAAAGATGAATCATTTGGATTTTCTCTCTGTATTGTTTCTATTTCATCATAATTAACTATTTCAGGAATGCCTATATCTTCTTCGTAAATTTTCTCTATTGCTTTTGTATCAACAGGTTCAAAACCAAAAGCACTTGATATTTCTTCACCAGTAAAACCACCTTCCTTTAATTGTTTTACTTTTTCTTGTGTCCAATTATCTATTTCAACTTGACTAAATCCACCTTCTTTTAGTTGTTGAACTTGTGTTTGTAAACTTGCCATTATTCATTTCTTCTTTTTAAATATTCATCTTCTGATTCACCTGGTAATCTTTTTATAGATTCATCAACTTCTTCTTTATCAATATTATCCATCATATTTTTAAATATTTTATTTTTATCTGATTGATATTGCATAAAATCTCTACCTATAAAATTTCTATTTTTATAATCTAATAATTCTAATGGTGATTTTCCCTCACTAATACCTTTAATATATAATGAATACATATCATCTCTAAATCTTTTGAGGTCGTTATTATAACTTGTGGGATCAAGTATCTTAATAACTTCTGTGCTAATTAAATTTTTAGTTTCATCTATAAAACTATGAAATGGTGCAAAAGTTTTTTTAAATTGTTTTGGATTTTCGTTTTGTTGTTTTAGTATATCTGAATAATATTTTAAATCATCAAGATCAGTTTCTTCACCATACCTTTCTATAATAGATTTAGGTTGTGTTTCTCCTGGTAATACAAATCTATCACCTAGATTATTTATACGATCTGTACTTATTAATAATGATATAGCATTATTTGAATCAAAATTTGAAGGCACAGTTATTTTTTGTTCAGCGTTAGATATAATTTTAGTATTCAAGTCCGTCATTTGTGTTAGTGCATCTGAATTATTTTTAAATACTTCTTGAATAAAATTTTGATTTATACCTGTTGTTACACCAGCTTCAGAAAGAGCTTTGTTGAAATTATCTGATGTTTCTAATTTTACAGCAGCATCACTTGCTGCTATATCAAATAATAATTCACTTCTTTTTGCTGTCGCTTTTTTTATAGCGAAAGTTCTAAATTCTTTTTTTTCTATATCTGTTAATGAATTATAAATATTTTGTAAACTTTTATCACCTGCAAAATTACCATTGATAGTTTCTTGAGTTATTTGTTTTAAAGCGTTTGGTGGAACATCACCTATACCAACAAGAGATATAGCATTAGTTAATGTAGAGAATTTTTCTTTTTTAATAGCAACATCTGCTTTTTGAGAAAGTTCAATAATATCTTTTGATTCTAATATATTATACTTACCATCTGATAATTGTTTTTTAAGTAAAGAAGGTTCAGTTAATAACATTCTATTGGCAACAGCTGTTGCACCAAATTGTTGATATTTTAATTTAACATCTTTTTTTAATTGTGGTTGTTCATTATAGTATGGATTAGAATCTAATCTTTGATCTATAGATTCATATATTTCATCTAATCCTGAACCATTAGGTTTTTGAGAAAGAGCAATAGTTTTTTGTGTTATAAAATCGTTATCAACATCAGAAGATTCTTTAAATTGAGTTTTTCTTGATTCTAATAAAGCACTTGATTTTAATTGTGCTGCTGAACCATAAAATTTAGATTTAAAAATTTGTTTTCCAAAACGAGATAAATTTTCTCCTTTAGTTGATGATATAAAATTATATAATTTATCTACACCTTGATCATAAATGTTAGAAGCATCTGAAGGATTACCATTCTTTCCTGTTTCGCTTGAAAGAGTTAAAAAACCTTGTGGTCCGTTTTCATTATCTTTATATGAATCTGCTATTAATTTATCTACTTTATTATTTTCTTCTAATTT